GACGGCGTGTGGCCGACGGCGAACTCGGCGATCAAGATCGTCGGCGACTTCGGCTGGGCGGGCATCCCGCGTCCGGTCCACTACGCGTGCCTGCTGCAGTGCTCGCGGCTGTTCCACCGCCGTGCGGCACCGTTCGGAATCGTCGAGGGCCAGGACGCCGGGATGATGACGCTCCGCAAGATCGACCCTGACGTCCAGAAGTTGCTCGAGACGTACCGGATGCCGACCACGGTCTTTGCCTGATGGCGACCATCACCGCTATTCGGGAAGGGCTGTCAGACCGGGTCGATACGATCAGCGGGCTCCACGCCTACGCCTACGAGTCCGACCATCCGATCGCTCCGGCAGTCATGGTCGCGACGTACACCGCCGACTACGACCTCGCCCTCGGAGGCGGCACCACCTACGACTTCACCCTCTATGTGGTGCTGGCCGGGAACGTCGACCGCTCCTACCAGGAGCAGATCGACTCGTACCTGTCGCCGTCCGGTTCGGCGTCCATCGCGGTCGCTGTCGACGGCGACCCGACCCTCGGCGGCGTCGTCGATTTCGCTGCGGTGCGCCAAGTCGACAGTTCGCTCGTGCAGATGGACTTCGCCGGGGTGCCCTACGCCGCAGCGACCGTCTCAGTGGAGGTAATCGACTCGTGAAGTACCGCGTGATCGTCCAGTCGGCGTTGAGCCAGAAGGGCGGCAAACCAGACCGAATCCTCGAGGTCGGAGATGTGGTCGCAGACCTCACCCCGGCTGAGATCAAGGGACTCAAAGCCAACGGGGCGATCGAGCCCGCTTCAGGGAAGGGCAACTGATGGCCTTCGTCAACGCAGCCAACGCAAAGGTCACCGTCGGCGACCGCCAGTGGTCAGGCGACGTCTCGGACTACTCGTCGAGTTCGGACGTCGCCACCATCGACGTCACCTGCCTCGAGAACGCAGACCGGGCGCTCTTGGCCGGTATCGCAACCGGCGACCTCACCCTCAGCGGCTTCATCGACTCAGCGACCGCTGGAACAGCGAACTCGCAGTGGCAAGACCTCAAAGGGCTCGTCGCCACGTCCGCAGGCGTCGCCACGATGGTCGCTTTCGAGGGTTTCGCAGCCAACAAGGACGTCTGGCTCACCAAGGTCTACGAGACGAGTTACGGCATCAGCGAAAGCGTCTCCGGCGCCGCCCAGTTCGCCCTGTCGATGTCGACGACCGGCGTCCAGGACTACGGCAAGAGCCTGTTCGACCTCGCCTCGGCGAAGACATCCTCGGCCAACGGCACGACCGTCGACAACAGTTCGAGCACCGCCAACGGCGGCACCGGGGTGATCTCGGTCATCGCCGCGTCTGGCACGTCGCCCACGCTCGACGTCATCGTCCAGCACTCCTCGGACGGCGCCTCCTGGTCGACGCTTGGAACCTTCACTCAGGCGACCGGCACCACCTCTCAGGCGATCACCGTCGCCTCGGGCACCACCGTGAACCGCTACCTGCGGGCTGCGGCGACCATTGGCGGCTCCTCGCCGTCGTTCACTTTCGCAGTCGGCTTCGCCCGCCTGTGATCTCACCCTCCAACCGAAGGAGCAACTGATATGGCTTTCGTCGCGGGCAAGAACGCGGTGTTCAAGTTGGACAATTCCGGCGGGTCGCTGGTCGACCTGTCGAGTTACATCACCGACGTCTCGCATTCGCTGGACACGGCCACCGCCGAGACCACGGCGCTGGGCGACGACGACACCACGCTGATCGCCACGATCGGCTCGGCGTCGGTCTCCGTAACCGGCCTGTTCGACGCGACGCTGCTGGCGCACCTCGGTGCGGTGCGTGGCTCGTCGAGCACCCTGTCCTATGAGTTCTATCCCGACGGGACGACCTCGGGGAAGCCGAAGATCAACGGCGAGTGCGTGCTCACCAACATGAGCCCGTCCGCTTCGGTCGGAGGCGTCGAAGGGCTTTCGTTCAGCCTCGAGTGCTCGGGCGCTCAGACCATCGGCACCGCCTGAGCGGGCGGCTAGCTACTCGTCGCCTCGTCGGATCTGGCGGACGCCACGCTTGATCTTCTCGAACACCGGGTCGTCGTAGCCGAGGTCGCCGAAGTCCCATGTGGCTCCGTCGTCGCTCCTGGTCCCGTCGAGCCGGTCGATGGTCCGCTCCCAGTCGATGCGGCCTTGGTCGTCCTCGACGGCGAGTGCGGCGGCTGCCTCGGTCATCTCGTCGGTGACGTCGGCGGGTACGCGGACCTCGACCGGAGGCTGCGGCTTCATCGCCTCGTCGTGTGCCGCCTGCTCCTCCGGGGTCATCGCCTCGTAGTCGGCCTTCCACCGGGCGAGCCTCGCTTCGGCTTCGGCCTCCCGCTCGGCGCGGTATCCGGCCATCCTCGCTGCCTGCGCCTCGCTGACCCGCTGGAGTTCGGCCAGCGCCTCCGGCGAGAAGCCCATCGGGTTGCCCTCGGTCATCAGATGAGGCCGGTGGCCTGAGCGATCAGGTCGCGAGCCAAGTTGAGTGCTTCGGTCGAGGTCAGAGCGACCGTGTGGTCCACCCGCTGGTAGCCGTCGTCGCCGTAGTGCTCGGAGTAGACACTCATGCGGACGGCGGTGAACTCCGGCTTGCCGGGGATGGTCGACTCGGGGCGCCCGTCGCACCTGTCGACGCGGACGCTGTTGTCGGCGCCGAAGGTGGCGCAGGTATGGACGCGCTTGACGCTGCCCGTGTGGTGGTCGATCTGGTCGATGTAGACCGTCAGGTTCTCGTTGTCGATGTGGATGGTCTTGGTCATGGTGGCTGCCTCCCTACGGCTGCTCGTCGTTTCCATGTGGATGTTCTACCTCCGAATCGCTCCGAGTGTCCACTATCTAGACAGATGAGAGGGTTCTGGCCCGGTGTTCAAGAAGGACGTCAGCCCGATCCAGGTCGACAACCTGCTCCCGACGATTCGGCGCCTCAACGCAGTCGCCGACTCGAAAGAGGTCGGGCGTGCGTTCCGAGACCTGAACAAGCGCGCTGCTGGCATCGTCGCTGACGACGCCGCCCCGCGTGCGCCGGTCGGCCCGCAGAACTCGCTGCGTAACCGCGCCGTCTACAAGCCGATCAGCGACCGAGCCATCGCGGGCGTCATGGTCGGGACGAAGACGCGGTCGAAGAAGGCGGGCTCTGCGGGCCGTGTCGGTGCCTACTCGGGGATCATCCACTACGGCACCGGGAAGGGACTGCTCGGGAAGAAGCGCATGTGGCTGTGGCAGTCGTTCGAGCGCCGCTACGACGACGTCGCGAAGTTCTATCAAACAGAGATCCGAAAGGTCGTCCAGCGGCTCATCGGGTAACCAGGAGGGAACCATGCCAGAGAAGATCGACCTCGACTTCGACGACCTCACGATTGCTGAGATCGAGGAGATCGAGGAACTCACCGGAGTGTCCATCCAGCAGATCCAAGACCCCGATCGGCCTATGGGTCAGATCCTGCGGGTGCTGGCCTATGTCCAGAAGCGTCGCGACGACCCTGACTTCACGTTGGAGATGGCAGGCGACCTCGTCCTCGTGCAGGGCAAGGACGCAGACGAGGGAAAAGCAGAGACGTCGACCGATTCGTGACGCGGGCGCTTGTGGGCGCCCGCTTTCATCTTTCCCCAGCCGAGGTCGACCGGCTGACCCTCTGGCAGTTCACAGCGTTAGTCGAGCACATGCAGCGAGAACAGGAGTCGCGTGGCTAGGAACCAGCCGGTCAAGATCCGCATAGCGGGCGACGCGGCACTGCTCAACAAGACGCTCAAAGGCGTCTCCAAACGGATGGGTGGCCTTGCCAAGGTCGGCAAGACCGCTGGCCTCGGCATGGCCGCTGGGATCGGCGTCGGCGTCGCAGCCATCGTCAAGCTCGGCTCCACGATGGAATCCGTCGAGCGGACCATCAGGGTCGGCACCGGAGCGACCGGTGACGCGCTCGACGGCTTGATGGACATCACGAAGAACCTCGCTGGGAAGGTGCCGTCGGACTTCGAGTCGATCGCGACCGCCGTCGCTGACATCAACACCCGCCTCGGCCTCACCGGAGACGACCTCGAGGACTTCTCCGAGCAGATGCTGAACCTGTCCAGGATCACCGGGACGGACCTTCAGGGAAACATCCAAGGCGTCAGCCGTGTCCTCGGCGACTGGGGCGACCAAGCCGGAACCGCTGCAGGCGCAGCCGACTACCTGTTCTCCATTGCCCAGTCGACCGGCATCGAGTTCTCCCAGTTGTCCCGCAACCTCGTCGCCTACGGCGCTCCGCTGCGCCAGATCGGCTTCGACTTCGAGACCTCCGCGGCGTTGATCGGCAAGTTCGAGAAGGAGGGCGTCAACGCCGAACTGGTGCTCGGTTCGCTGCGTCAGGCGCTCGGCAAGATGGCCCGCGAAGGCGAGCCTGCGGTCGAGACGTTCCGGCGCACCACCGACGCGATCAAGAACGCGGGCACCGCCTCGGAAGCCAACAAACTCGCGCTCGAACTGTTCGGCGCGCGGGCTGGCCCCGACATGGCCGCAGCGATCCGTGAGGGCCGGTTCGAACTCGACGACTACTTCGAGATCATGGACGGCGGCGGCGACCGCATAAACACCGCCGCGAAAGAGACCGAGACCCTCGGCGAGAAACTCACCATCCTGAAGAACCGGGTGATCCTCGCGCTCACGCCGGTCGTCGAGAAGGCGTTTGCCGCGATCACGCGTGCCTTCGAGGCTCTGGCCCCGCATGTCGAACTCCTGGTCGCCCGGTTCCGAGAGTTCCTCCAGTCCGAGCAGTTCCAGAGGTTCCAGCGGCAGGTGTCGCAGGCGCTGAACAAACTGGCGCAGGTGTTCGAACGGGTGAAAGCGAAGGTCAAGGAATTCGTCCGCGAGAACCCTGAAGCGGTGTTCGCCGCCCTCGCCGTCGTCATCGGCACCGTCCTGGTCGGCGCTATCGCCGCCGTGGTCGCCGCGTTCGCGACGCTGCTGTCGCCTGCGGTGCTCGTCGTCGCCGGTATCGCCGCCGTCGCTGCCGGTGTCACCTACGCGTGGAAGGAGTTTGAGGTCTTCCGCGACGTCGTCCACGGCGTCGCTGACTTCTTCATGGACAACATCGTCCCGATCTACAAGGCAGCCATCGGCGGCATCGTCGAAGCCTTCAAGTCGCTGTGGGACACGATCGAAGAGGTCGTCGGGTTCATTCAGGCCATCTTCCGAGGCGACATGGAGGACGCTTGGAACCACCTCAAGGGTGCAGCAGGCGCAGCGATCGGTTTCATCGTCGACCTCTTCATCGGCCTGCCTATGGACATCATCAACGCGGCAAAGCCGCTGATGGGCAAGTTCGCGTTGATCGTCGCCGACTTCACCACCGGCCTGTTCTTCAAGATTCGCGACCTCGTCCAGCAGATCCCCGACAAGATCGTCGAGTTCATCACCGCCGTCGGCGCCGACCTTGTCAGGCTCGGAGGAACGATCGCCGCCTGGATCGGCAACGGCATCCTCGCAGGCATCTCGACCCTGAAGGACGCTGTGCTCGGCGCGCTCGAGGATCTGATCCCCGACTGGATACCGGACTGGCTCAACCCGTTCAGCGGCAACAAGGAGAAGCAGAGCCTGTCGGGCGGGAAACGCAAGATGATCCCCGACTCGAACTCTCCCGACTGGAGCAGTTACATCGCCGGTCTCGGCATCCCGAAGGGCGCCCAGTACCAGTTCGACCCGCTCACGGGACGCAGCGAACTCGTCGACGCAGGCGACCAACTCGGCCTCGGCGCTCCGACGATCAGCGCGTCGCGCCTCGCTGCCCTCGGTGCCAGTCCCGCCACGGTGCGGCAGACGTCGCCGACCGAGGTGGTGATCAACGTTCAGGGCTCGGTCGTCACCGAAGGTGAACTCGTCGAGAACGTGCGCCTCGGCCTTCTCAAGAGCCAGAGGTCCGGTCGCGAACTGGTGCTCGACTAATGCCAGCGCCTACCGCACAGGTCACGATCCGCTTCACAGGCGGGCCGTCGTTCGGAACCACTCTCGTGCTCGGCGATGCGATCTCGCCGCTCGGCACAGGCGTCCTCGGCACGTCGGCGAACGCACCTGTCGACTTCACCGCCCAGTGCACGCAGGCGACCATTCGCCGCGGCAGAACCAGGGTGCTCGACAAGTTCGAGGCTTCAGTCGCGACCTTCGTACTGGTCGACCAGACCGGGGTGCTGGACCCGCAGAACGGCACCTACGCCGGGTCGATCCTCCCCAACAGGCAGGTCCGCATCTCAGCGACCTACGACGGCACCGAGCGGTACCTGTTCTCCGGCTTCACCGATTCCTGGACGTACCAGTATCCGAAAGGCACGAACGGCCTCGCGACGGTCACCGTCACCGCCGTCGACGCTTTCCGGCTACTGAACCTCTCCGACTTCACGACGCTGTCGGGCTCGAGCGCCGGGGATGCGACCGGGACGCGTGTGGGCCAGATTCTCGACGCCGTGTCCTGGCCCAGCACGCAGCGGTCCATAGACACGGGGGACACGACGGTGCAGGCCGACGCCGGAACGAAGCGCTCTGCCCTGTCGGTCCTCCAAACCCTGTCGCAGACCGAGCTCGGTGGGTTCTGGATCACGCCGGAAGGCGACGCGAAGTTCATGTCGCGGTCGTCGACGGTGAAAGCGCTCGACGGGACGGTCACCGAGTTCGACGACGACGGCACCAACATCAACTACCAGGGACTCAGTTTCCAGATCGACGACACGCTGCTCGCCAACCGGGTGAGCGTCACGAGGTCCGGCGGCAGCATCCAGACGGTGTCGGACTCGACGTCGATCACCGAATACTTCGAGCGAGACCTGAACCGCAGCGGCCTCCTCATGGACTCAGACGCGGACGCGTTGTCACAGGCTCGAGCAATACTTCAAGCAAGGAAGGACGCCGAACTCAGAACCGACCAGCTGGTGCTGGACGCCACCGAGAACAACGCGACGCGTGTGGCCGCTGCCCTCGACCTCGACTTCTTCGACCCGATCAAGGTGACCAGGACGCAGCCGGGAGGCGGCAGGGTCTCGAAGACCCTCACCGTCCAAGGCGTAACGCACACGATCCGGCCTGACGGGTGGACGACCGTCCTGTCGACGGCTGAACCCTTGGTCGAGTCGTTCATCCTCGGCAGCAGCACCTACGGGGTGCTCGGCACCTCCGACCTCGGCTACTAGGAGCCTCTCATGACTTATAAGCAGTGGGTAAACGGCGACATCCTCCAAGCCGCGGACCAGAACAACGTCTCGAATCAGTGCATCAACCGCTTTGCAGACGCGACCGCTCGAGACGCAGCGATCAGCTCGCCGACCGAGGGGATGTTCTGCTACCTGACGGGCACGAACGCTCTCCAGTATTACGACGGGTCGTCCTGGACGGCGACGTCGCTCACCGCCGACATCACCGGGATCGTGACCGCGGCCACTTCTGGCTTGGCGGGAGGCGCCACCTCGGGCGATGTGACCTTGACCCTGAACCTTGGCGGGCTGACGGCGGCGCAGAACTTCGGATCGGACGGGGCCGGGGTCGACGTTTCATTCCACTCGGCCACTTCGGGCGACCTCATGCTGTGGGACGCCAGCGAAGAGAAACTCGTCATCACCGGCACCAACGGTCAGAACGCCTTGGAGGTCGCTGACGGCGATGTGTCGATCACCGATGCGCTGACCGTTACCGGGACGACGACGACCTACCTGAACGTCATCACCGACTCGGGGACCACCCGCACGCCTGCGCTGACCGACGCAGGCGCATACATCCTCTGCACCCACGCCTCCGGCATGACGATCACCCTGCCGCAGAACTCGGCGGTGGCCTTCCCTGTCGGCACCCACATCATCTTCGAACGCAACGGCGCAGGGACGCTCACCTTCGCCGCCGGTACCGGGGCGACCGTGACGAGCAAGGACTCGACGCTCACCGTCGGCGACCGATACACCACGGCAGCCGTGGTCAAGATCGGCACCGACGCTTGGAGCCTCTTCGGAAACCTCGGCTGATGTCGATGCTCCTGTCGGTCGTCGGAGGTCAAGGCGGCATCAGGGTTCCCGGTGCGCCAGGAACCCTCAGCCTCGCCAACGGCACCAACTCTAAGACGCAGATCAACCTCTCCTGGTCGGCACCGTCCGATACCGGCGGCGGGACGATCTCCGGCTACCGGATTAAGAAGGACGGGTCTGTCCTCGTCGCCGATACCGGCTCGACTGGTACGACCTACACCGCCTCGGGACTCACGGCTGGCACCGCGTACACCTTCAACGTGGCTGCCATCAACGAGAAGGGCACCGGCGCTGACGGCAACACGCCGTCCCATACGACCGCGGCGAACCTGACCGCTACCGGCGGGACGATCACGACTTATTCCGGCTACAAGGTCCACACGTTCACCTCGTCGGGCACCTTTGAGATCACCGCGAACGCTCCTGGCGACAGCATCGAAGTGCTGATAGTGGCGGGTGGGCAGAACGGCGGCACCTTCTACACCTCCTATTGGAACAGCGTCGGCGGTGGCGGCGGCGGTGGCGGCGTACGGACTGCCAGCGCCACCGGCCTCGTCCAGACGTACACCGTGGCGGTTGGCGCTGGCGGTGGCACCACATCGGGCGTGGGTTCGTGGCAGGTCGAATCGGCGGGGGTGGGCGGTAACACGGGCGGTGGCGGTAACGCGCCCGCGAATGGAGGCTCTGGTGGTGGCGGTGG